GGGCGGAGATCGGGGAGATTGTTGAGGTTGACGGCGTGCAGCAGCTGCTCGATGGCCGTTACCGCAACTGGATGTCGCAGATTACTGTCATGGCGACCAACGACGTGGCGAAATGCCCGGGCTGGCTGAAGTCCCGCATCATGGACGGCAGGTTTCAGTTGCTGATGTTGCGCGGGGGCGATGTGCGCCCCACACTGGAGGTGCGATAAATGGTGGATCGGGCGTGGAAACGGACGGAGCGTGTTGTGGCAAAACGGCTGAATGGTCGCCGCGCCGGGGCGACGGGACGTAGCGGGGCAGACGTGTACTCCGACTGGCTGTCGGTGGAGGTCAAACACCGTGCGCGGCTGCCTCAGTGGTTGCTGGCCGGGCTGGAGCAGGCCGTTGCCGGGCGTAATGAGCAGCAGCTGCCAGTACTGATACTGCACATGGCCGGCCGGCGGCACGATGGCGACATCGTGTGCCTGCGGCTGGACGATTTTGAGACATGGTTCGGGTGGATTCATGATAAACAGAATGATTGAGGAGCACAATCTCAACGTTAGTGTCAACGATGTGTTGACTGTTGCCCTCACCAGGCTGCCGGCGGAGGAGCAGGCGCGTGTGCGAGCCGCCTGCTCCACCATCCGCTCGCTGATTAAGGAACGCAACAGGCGGGTTAAAATAGGACCGGGGACTGTGCTGGAAATAGCGTGTGCCATCGGTTGTCTGTTGGATGGGAACGGAGGATGGGATGATACAATTGTTGACGGCCTCGGAGGTGGCGAGGCAGCTGCAGATCTCGAGAAGCATGGCATACAGCCTGATCCAGTCGGGCAGACTGCGGGGCGGTCCGTATGGGACGGCTGGTGCGAGTGGATGAGGCTGATCTGAGGCGGTTCATCGAGGAACAGAAGACGGGGGCAGGCACGATGTCAGATACGGTGAAATGCCCACCGTGTTATTTTGCTCTCTTGACATATTGCAAGGATTTGGTACAATGTTGACAGATAGGGAGTTGTGGATGATTATCAGACGGGCATTGTTGATGATCATCTACGCCCTCGACAGACGCTTCGGCGTTTGTCGCAAACGAATACGATAAGCTGCACATTCTGAGGAATGTCCCGCTTTGTCTGAGCCGCTCGTACATTATGACCCGCTCAGTGGGAGCGGGTTTTTCTATTTTTACGGAGGTATACCGATGGACGCGAAAAGTGTCTGGTTGAGTAAGATATTTTGGTTCAATGTACTGGCATTGATCGTGCTGGTTGCCAATGCGTTCGGATTTGTTGATTTTCAGCATGACCCGGTGGTGGATCAATATGCACTAATCATCATTACGTTGGTCAACATTGCACTGCGCCTGGTCACAAAGCAGCAGGTCAAATTGTAGCGTCACTATGCAACCAGATATTAAAGACATCGTTAACCTCGGCCTGTTGCCTTTTGTTCTCTACATGGCATGGCTATTCTGGTTGGCGTTGCAGAAAAACAACGACAGACAGAGTGCCATGTTGGAACGGTTGATTTCTGTCGTGGAAAACAATACGCGAGCATTCCGCGATGCAGAAGCTAGAAGCGAACAAATGTGCGAATCTCTGCAGCGGCATGAGACACATGTTGACGAGATTGAGGACAAGATTGATGTCATCGTGACAACGTTGCGCAGTGTAAATGAACGCACGATCCGAATGGAGCAGGTGAGTGGCAAGAAAGCTGGCTAAGCCATGTTCTGTACCAGGTTGCCCGAACGCATCTATCGGACACGGGCTATGTGCATATCACGAGAGAGAACGCAAGAACAGGCTAGACCAAAATAGACCTAGTGCATATGTCAGGGGCTATGCTCAGGAATGGCAAGAAACGAGGCGTGAGTTTCTCGAACATAATCCGACATGTGCCATATGCCATGCACCTGCTACGCAAGTTCATCACGTTGTCCCTCTGTCTCATGGCGGGACAAACGATTGGGTGAACTTGCGCGCGTTGTGCGCGCGGTGTCACAGCAGAATCACAATGCGTGAGGCGATCAACGCGCGGATCGAACGCGCAAAGGGGAACGGGCGTTCAAATCGCTGAGCGCAAGCGTCCTGAAGACCGCGCGGGCAATCGAGCGTGTATGACCGCGAAATGCGGGAAATGAGGTGACATAACATGGCTGGACGGCCTCCGAAACCGACGAGGTTAAAGGTGATCCAGGGGAATCCGGGCAAGCGTCCGCTCCCACGGGGGGAACCGACGCCACGCCCTGGTGCGCCCCGCATGCCGCGCTGGTTGTCCCCCGATGCGCAGCGCGAGTGGCGATACATCGTGCGGGAGTTGCGGGCGATGGGGCTGTTGGCGCGGAGCGACCGCGCTCTGCTGGCGGCGTACTGCGAATGTGTGGCTGAATACGTGGCGTGCATGCGAGATGTCCAGGAGAACGGGCGGTATTACGAGACGGAGGGCGGACACCAGCGCCCCCGGCCAGCACTGACCCATTCCGTGAAAATGCTGGACGCCATAATGCGCATCGCGACGCGGTTTGGACTGTCGCCGAGCGACCGGGCGAGGCTGGCAGTGCCGCCGCAAAAGCAGGAGGAGGACCCGTTCGCGGAATTTCTGGCGAGGGCACGGAAAACAGGTACTGACGAGGGCAGCGAGTGATGGCCAGGCATGTGGTGGCTGAATACATGCACGGGGTGTTGAATGGTGACATCCCGGCATGTAAATTGACCAGGCTGGCGGTGGAGCGGCAGCAACGTGACATTGACGAGGCCAGTTTACGCGGATTGCGGTTCGACCGACAGGCGGCCCAACATGCTATTGATTTTTTCTGGTTCCTGAGGCACTCGCGAGGCGAATGGGCCGGGCAGACGTTCGTGCTGGCGCCATGGCAGCAGTTCCTGCTGTGGTGCATTTTCGGGTGGAAACGGGCCGATGGCCTGAGGCGGTTCCGCACGGCCTACGTGGAGGTGCCGCGGAAAAACGGGAAGAGTTCATTGGCTGCTGGCATTGCGCTTTACCTGCTGGTGGCGGATGGCGAGAGCGGCGCAGAAGTTTATTCGGCGGCGACGAAACGCGACCAAGCGAAAATCTGTTGGAGCGAGGCCGTGCGGATGGTAGAAAAATCGCCAGCATTGTCGCGAATGATAAAACACTGGCGGGCGAGCGACACGTTGAGCATTGAGGCAACGGCGAGCCGGTACCAACCGCTGGGCGCGGATGCGGACAGCATGGACGGCCTGAACGTCCACGGGGCTATCGTGGACGAACTCCATGCCCACAAAACGCGGCAGGTGGTTGATGTACTGGACACGGCGACGGCGGCACGGCGACAGCCGCTGATATTTGAGATTACGACGGCCGGAACAGACCAGAACAGCATTTGTTATGAGCACCATGATTATTCGCGGAAAATCCTGGAGGGGGCAATCCGCGACGACACGTGGTTTGCATTTATTACGTCAATAGACGACGGCGATGACTGGCGAGACCCGGTAACATGGGCGAAAGCCAACCCCAATGTCGGCGTGTCGGTTAAAATTGATGACCTGGCCCGCAAGGCCGAGCGGGCGGAGCGGCTGCCAGCGGCGCAGAATTCGTTCAGACGGCTGCATCTGAACCAATGGACACAGCAGAGCGACCGCTGGATTGACCTGGCGTTGTGGGACGAGAACGCACATGTCGTTGATGAAAAATTGCTGGAGGGACGGGTCTGTTTCGGCGGGCTAGACCTGTCGAGCGTGCAGGACATTACGGCGTGGGTGATGGTGTTCCCATGGCCAGAACAACCCGATGAACTGTCAATCGTGGCGCGGTTCTGGGTACCGGAGGCGCGGCTGAACGATGATAGCTATCGTTATGTAGACCAATACCGCGAATGGGTGAACGGTGGCTATCTGAAAACCACGCCCGGCGAGGCGATTGATTACCAATTCATTAAGCGGGCGATCCTGGAGGATGCGCAGCGGTTCAGGATCATGAGCATTAACGTTGACCGGCTGTTCCAGGGCTATCAGCTGTCGCAGGAACTGGCAGATGAGGGACTGGAGATTTTTGGGATGGGGCAGGGATTTCTGAGCATGGCGGCGCCGATGCGGGAATTTGAGCGACGCCTGGTGGCCAGGAAACTGCACCATGGCGGCAACCCGGTGCTGCGCTGGATGGCCGATTGCGTGGCCGTGCGAGAGGACCCGGCCGGCAACCTGAAACCGGACAAAGCTGGCTCGCAGGGTAAGATAGATGGCATCGTGGCGTTGATCATGGCTCTCGACCGGGCCATGCGCCATGAGACGCCGGTGGTATCTGTCTACGAGCAGCGGGGGTTGATGACGGTATGAACGTATTGCAGGCTGCTAAGGCGGCATTGACTAGATTGCTGGGTAACCAGCAGCAATACCAATACTCGCCCGTTTGGACGATGAGACTCTACGACAACGTCTTCATGTCCTATGCCGAATTGTATCGCACACAGCCGAATGTCAGAACGTGCGTTGATTTCCTGGCGCGAAACGTGGCCCAGCTGGGCCTGCATGTGTACGAGCGGGTGAACGACCTGGACCGCCGGCGGCTGACCGACCATCCACTGGCCAGGCTGCTCAAACAGCCCAATTCGTGGACTACGCGCTACAGGCTAATCGAGTCGCTGATGGGTGATCTGGGAGTTTACTTCAACGCTTATTGGCTAAAGTGGCGTGTGGATGGTGTTGTGACCAGATTGGTACGTATTCCGCCGGAGTTGGTGACCGTCGAGGGTGGTTTCATGCCTGAAAATTACAGGGTTGACGTTGGCACATCGCCGCTGGTTTTTCCGGCGCAAGATGTCGTCCATTTTCGTGGATACAATCCGAGCAGTTCCACCGCTGGATTGTCGCCGTTAGAGACATTGCGGCGTATTCTGGCTGAGGAACATGCGATGGGGGACTATCGCGAGGGGTTCTGGCGTAATGCGGCGCGAATGAGCGGTATCATCGAGCGGCCACGTGAGGCCCCAAACTGGAGCGATGCTGCGCGACAACTTTTCAAAGAGCAATGGGCGGCACTCTACTCTGGTACGGATAACTCTGGCAAGACGGCAGTGCTAGAGGAGGGCATGACCTGGAAACCGATGACGTTCAATGCACAAGAATCCGAGTATCTGGCGTCGCGCAAACTGACGCGCGAGGAATGTGCTCGTGCCTATCACATCCCGTTACCGATGGTTGGCATTCTGGATCATGCTACGTTCAGCAATATTCGTGAGCAGCATCAGAATCTGTATCAAGATTGTCTCAGCCCGTGGTTGAAAATGATTGAGGAGGAGATTGAGCTACAGCTGGTGCCGGAATTTGACGACAGCGGCAAAGTTTATGTCGAGTTCAACATTGCTGAGAAAATGGCCGGTGATTTCGAGGAGCAGATCAGGTCGCTCCAGGCAGCGGTGGGGCGCCCGTGGATGACGGCGAACGAGGCTCGCGCCAGGCTGAACATGCCGCAACTGGCTGGCGATGCCAATGCGTTGGTCACGCCGCTGAATGTTCTGGTAGGTGGCCAGGCGTCACCACGAGATGCTGCGCCGAAGGCGTTGTTGGAGATTGAGAGCAAGGCGACTCCCGGTGGACGCATCAATCCGTATTTTGCCGAGTTACGTGAGCAACACGAGAAAAAGTGGGTTGAGTTTTTGGTCGCATTTTTCGAGCGGCAGCGACAAATTGTGATGTCGCGGGTGAGACGCGCTGAGACTCCGGCAGATGTATGGCAAAAGGAGCGGTTTGACAGTGAGTTAGGTACCGACCTGTACAAATTGAGCCGGGCTACTGCGGTTGCCTGGGCTCGGCGAGTAGCGGAATTGCTGTCCTATGATTTCTATGAAGAAAACATGGACGATTTTCTGCTGGAGAACTCGCGCATTGCAGCGGAGAACATCAACCACGCCACGTTGAAACAGATAGAGGCGGTATGGGACGAGTCCGATCGTTTCGATGCAGTCAAGAACGTGTTTGCGATCGCAGTCGCGGCCCGTGCAGCAGAGATCGCCTGTAGTCGGGTGACCACCACGGCCAACTATGGCACGGTGCAAGCGGCCCGCCATGGGGGGCTTCGTACCAAAACGTGGCGGGTGAACAGCGCGAACCCACGCGATGCGCACGCGATGATGGATGGCGAAACTGTAGCCATTGGTGAGCTATTCTCCAACGGGATGGCCTGGCCAGGAGATCCTGCAGGCGGGCCGGAGAACAACTCGAACTGTCGTTGTTCGGTTGAATTTGGGAGGTGAGATTATGGAACAGAAGACATTTACATGTCGCATGGAATTTAAGGGGAGCGATACGGGTGAATTTGTGGCCGAATTTGCCACGCTGAATGTCGTTGATCACGATGGTGATGTTACTCTGCCCGGCGCATTTTCGCAGCAGGAGGTAGTTATCGAGCCGTGGAATCACAACTGGAATGCGCCGCCGGTTGGGCGGGGTATGATCCGCGAGGACAACGGCAAAGCCATTGTCGAGGGTCGGTTTTTTACCGATACGGCCAGTGGTCTGGAGCATTACAGGACGGTCAAAAACCTGGCCGACATGCAGGAGTGGTCATACTCGTTTGACATCATTGACTACGAGTATGGCAATTTCGCCGGTAAAAATGTGCGATTTCTGAAAGAGTTGGATGTGATCGGCGTCGGCCCGGTGACACGCGGTGCTGGTATTGATACCAGGCTG